TCAGACTTTTCAGGTCCAACGTTATACTTCTTGCGAAGTTGCTCACCTCTGCTCTCGGGTTTCTTCTCGGCAGGCTTGTCCTTCTTACCAAGGAGTCTCTTAACTGCAGAGCGAAGACCCTCATCCAGAGACTCATACTCTTCAGTAATCTCTTCCCATGTGAGTTCGGAGCAGTCGTATCCCTCATCAACAAGGAAGTCAACGTATTGCTCCACCTCTTCCTTCTTTGGCATTTTCGCACCAGACTTATGGCGAGTTACACCTGCAGAATCAACATAGGTTTCTCTCTCAGGTCTAGGAGAAACATATCCAACACCAGGAACTACACCAGTCTGACCAGCAGCACGGGCAGCATTTCTTGCTGCTGCTCTTTCTGCCGCTCTCTTACGATTACGGTCATACTTAGCATCCTCAAGAATAATTGCTTCGATCTCAACCATTTCAAAAAGACCAGACTCAACCAGATGATCGATATGCTCATAGTCTTCACCAAGACGCTTAGCGAGAGCATTACTACCTCTAGATACTGCACGAGCAGTCTTACCAACGCCCTTCTTAACTACTGTTTTTGCAAGTCTACCGATTGCTTTAAGGGCACCACCAGCTGCGCGACGGGTTGCACCTCTGCTGGTATCTGTACCACCACGGGATTCTCCACCACCGCTGCTGGAAGATCCACCACTAGAGGAAGAAGAGGAAGAAGAGGAAGAAGAAGATCCACCCGCTTCACGGCGACCCTTTTCATAACCCCCTCTCATTGCACCTGCAACTTCACCTGCAGCTCCTGCAGTTTTCACAGCAACTTTCTTAGCAGTTTTAGCAGCAGACTTCAGTCCAGACTTTGCCCTGCTACCTGCTTCCTTTGCTGCCGCCTTTAGACGCTCACCGCGATCAGACTTTTTGTTTGCATTAATTTTTGCTCTCTGAGATGCAGCAGATGCTTTTCTATCATCAGATTTAGCAGCAGCAAGTTTACGCTTGATGCCACCAACTGCTCTCTTACGATCATTAATCGCTTTTGCATTTGCAGATGATGCTGCAGAAGCGTCTGCATAACGATCTTCTACAATATATTCCATCTCAGATTCTAGAGATTCTAAGATGTCTGCCATCTCCTCCAAATCTTCAGGACCTTCTGCCAATTCAAGCAGAGCAGTCTCAAAGATGCCGACCAATTCATCATCAGTTAAATTATCAATTTCTTCTTCCTCAGACAATTCAAGGATAGCATCTTCTGCCCAACCAACTAGATCAAACTCTTGATTCTCACCAAGAACTTCTGCATTCTTATCGTAGTTATCAAAGTGCTCATGCTTCTCAGAAATCAGAATCTCAAGATCTTCGACAGGAACGTTCTCGTAGATATACTCACCATCAGTGATGTCGTAGTGTGTTACAGTGCCATCTTCCAGCATTGTGTGCTGCTCAGGAATGACATCAAATTCTTTACCCTCACACTTAACTTTCTTAGCGCAATCATGCTTCTTCTTGCCACCCATTGCATCTTTGCCAGTTGCACCAGCAATTACATCCCCTCTAGTTACTTTATCGTAAGGAGGGTAGTTATTAGCAAGATTTCCATCATTGCCACATTTCTTTTCCTGCACCTGTTGATAGGCAGCAGACATATCTGGAAGATCTCTAAGATTCATTTTACTAAGCGTCCTTGTCCTTTTTATTTATCTTGCGAATGAATTCACCAGGGGTTAGTTTAACCATATACTGTTTTAATTTATCTGTACCAATTTCACCTGCAGGTGTAAAGTCAAACAGTTTAATATCAACTCTTTCAATCAAATCTTTCAACCAAGCGCGATAGATGTTATCCGATTCATCAATATAAATCACATGATTACTACCGCGACTTACAATTTTTCCAATAATACCAGTATTAATATTCTCCACAAATGTGCCTACTTCAAACATTTTAGTTTCCAAGTATGCTTCTCTCAATCCTTCGGGATCTAACTTAGGAGCAATTTCATAAAGATGATATGATGCATCACAAAAATCTTCAACGGATTCTAACTGCATACCAGATCGGACTGCTTTGAATAATTTTTCCTTGTCCTTTAAACTCATTTGATCTGGAATTCCATGGCGAAATGTCTCGAAGTCATCTTCCGCAGCAGATTTTCTCATCTTAGATGCAGACATACCTTCAACACCATCAGCATCTGGATCTCTATCACCAGCAGAAACTACATCAATACGATCGTATTGATATGTTTTTCCATTATACTTAAGAGCAAGAGAATTGAATTCAGAAACTCTATCACCACCAACAACAATGGTTACTTCAGTATAACCATCTTCGTTTAGTGCAGTTAGGACATCAAAAATTGTGCGAAGTTCTGATGAAGATGAAATATTCTCGGCATGATCTGGATATGCCATCTTCATAAACTTGACTTTCTCATTTGCACTGAGAGGATTCTTTTGAGGATCCGTCGTTTGACTAGGATAAATTCTATACTCTCCACCCTGCGCCTCTGCCTTTACCTTGTCAATGAGTTTCTTATGCCCAACAGTAGGAGGATTGAATCTTCCAAATGTAATAGCAATTGACAACGGAGCATCCTGCTGTGGTGCTGCTTCATCTTCCTGTGATCCTCCACCAGTTGCTTGCTTCTGCTCTTCTGGGGATAGTTGTACTAACTTCCCATCCTTAGATCTATGCGTAACGTTACCACTAGCATCAGCGTAGTAACCATATCCGACATGTTTTAGATTTAAAGTGGCAGCCATTTGCTGCGACTGGGATTTTTGAGCCTCGGCAAGGAAAGCACTAAACTTCTTCATTCGTCCAATTTTTATCTAGATTGAAATTTGCTTTGCTAAATGTTTGGCGATCTACAATTTTAAGGGGACTTTGAGAAATAATGACAAATCCTTCATGATTGGTTGGTTGCCCATTAATAAAACATTCGATATTGCCCTTCACCGTAATAGAATCAAGTAACCGCTCTTTCAGTTGCGACATCAAATGCCACACAATAAATGTGTGGATATTAACATCACCCTTGTATTTATCAGGGACAGAATCACACATTGTTTGAGCACTGGGGCACTCACCATTACGGATGTAATCATTGATATATTTTCTAAAGAAATCACGAGACTTGCCTTGGGGTATCTTCATGAAAGGCAAGTGACGCAAGATCTTTGCAGTGAGATCGAGGTATTTAATTCCACTGGATCTTGCTTGTCTGGTATTGATGAATTCGCAATCCTCAGTAGAAGGTAAAGCAAGCCCGCACTTACCGACAGCAGTTGGAGAAACTTCAGCATAACTGGTGTGTGGTGCAAGAATTATAGCACAGTCAGTAGCAGAAGGAAAGCGATAAGTAATAGTATTGGGGGTATAGACCCGACCGCCACCAACGCCAATCCAATCAGCTTGATTAATCCCAGGAGTACGGGGAAGATAACGTAGACACAGGCGAAGAATATCAGCAACGTTACCACTATGATTTTTATCAATATCTTCATGAGTGTAGTTGATTAGTACTTTCTTTTTATTAAAGACAGACTTAGTGCCTACAAAGAAGCGACCATTATTAGGATTGATACCAAAAACGATAGCAGGTGCGCCATCATACTTGACACTTATATTGGTGCGAGCAGAAACCATCTGTTTGAGGTTATATAAAACCTGACGCTTCCCATCGAAAACGGCGTCTTCTGGGTGCTCTAGATGTTTGTTGGGCATCAAACGGGGTTTCTCAACCCTTATATAATAGCATGAAAAAACCCCCATGGTGGGGGTCTTGTGCCAGTTTTTATATAGTCCCTAGTAAACCTTCACATAGACGCTGGCATTGAATTTTGTTTTACGGGAGGGGGCAAAACCACCTGCTTCCACCAATGCACGCTCTTCTTTATTAAGTCCTGTGCCAAAAGCAACGGATGCACATGCTTCATATAGATTAGTAATAAGTCGCATCTGTATTTGCTTTTGTTTAATCCCTGCTATAGAAAGACCAAACTCACCTGCCATTGCTTTACTTGATAGTTTGGCAGCATTATTCAATTCCGAAATTTTACTAAAGTCTGGTGCATTATCCTTGGTAATTTCTTTCCACAATTCACCCACATATTGTTGGAGGCGAGCATATTGTGCATCATCAAGTTTATCCAACTTTGAGTTAAACCAAGGATCAGTTTTAACTCCAATGTCACTATAATTTTCTTGGATTTGATTTAATCTTTTAACACCCTGTTTAGCAGTGCCATTAATAATTTTCGTAAAATTATCATTACCAAGTGATCCCATTTTTGCTCTTGCAATAGCTTGTTGCCCTGTTTGCACAAACTCCAATTCAATCTTTTTATTATTAACGTGATACTTAATACGAATATGTTTCTGTGATCCTGGGACAACCTTACCATTTGCAACAACACCTCTCCTTCTTGCTGCAAGCATACCCTTCAAACCTCTGCTTGAAGGTATCTGTATAGTCTCCAATGTAAAATTAATTTTCACGTCCCTATTCTCAGCAGTCATTTCAACTGTAGGGTTATTAGTTTGACCTAGTACAACTCTTTCAAAATATTCATCGCCATTCACAGTGACAACGTGCGGACTCTTCGATGGTTTCTTCAATGAAATTGGAATGATATCACCCGCTTTAAACTGCTCCATCAAAAAGTTATTGCAGATATTAATAGTTGGAGTATTCTTTCTCCCCTTTATCATCCTATTGAAATGCACTTGGTTTATAATACCCTTCTTTGACATAACCCAAATGTCTGCGGGATTCCACTTATCCTCTCCAGGAAGTCCTAGTTTTTTCTTGGCAAGAAGGTATGCTGTATATGGATTTGCACTAAAGGTAGATGCATCAAAGATCTTATCATTAAAGACTTTCACATCTTTCCCAAGATTAAATTGATCTTTAACTTTCTTCATTGCCAATCCTTGAGTATCAATCCAATACTCATTTGTTGCAATAGGTTGAGATCCAAATCTAGCAAGTCTATCCCTAAAGATTGATGAATTTAAATTAAATCCTCCAGGTGTAACCATTAACGGTTTACACTTATTAAATACATCGGATTTAAATTTTACATCTGACCCATTGATATCCAATGAGTTTTGCATTGTTGATGCTTCACCAAATACAATAGCATACGCTAAACAGTATTGCGCTAATACTTCCGAATAAACCTCAGTATCTCTGCCACCAATTTTATCGCTACTAGAAGCTTTCATTGGTTTCACATTTTCTTTCCAAAGATCGGTAACTTTTACTGTACCACCACCCTTTGTTGGAAATTCAAAAGCTCCTTTTGGAGTACCCGACATCAAATATCTTCTCACTTGAGCAACGGTCACCTGCTCCTTCATTTTTTGCACCATTCTCTTAGTGTTTGGTTTATTATTAGATGCAATAACAACTTCACCATCTTGACCTTGCGGTCCAAGTTTAAATGATTGCCCTTTGTCAACCATTTCAATAAATGGCCACCAGTATTTTAATAGTCCCGTTTTACTGTCAACTTTAGATAAATCAGTTTTGCTTAACTTTGCCATTTACTCTAAAGGATCGTCAAGACTATTTAGATAATCCTTTTCATTTTGATAAATTTTTTTCTGGCCAGACCAGATCTCATAACCTTCTACAAGATCTGGGATCAACCATTGGTCCACCCGATAGCAATACTTCCAGTTGACAGGTTGAATACAATTCATCACGACAACTTGGAAGAATGCTACTAGGTGGATCCAGAAACTATACATTAGGACGTGAAAAATAATTGATGTTTAAGACAACTCTAGCTTTTTCATCTGTACAAGAATACCCAACATGTTTAGTAGATGCGGGGAAAACTACTAGTCTATTTGCAACAGACTTGATTACTTCTCCTGTTTCAAATTTGGTGTAACCATTATTAGTGTTTACATAATAAATTGCTGTCATGCAATCATAATCATAATCGATATGCATTTGTCCCAATGGCAAATTTTCCGTTTGTCTTGGATTTAAATTTGCCTTGATTCGTATAAGAATACCAGGGTTAATCAGACTATCGAAAAATGGTTGCAGTGCTTGACACCACTGACTTTCAACTCCTTGATTTGGTCTATAAAAAGTATGAGTAAATTGAAAGATATCTTCATCAGGATACTGAGCTTTATTTGTTATATACTCATTAAAATACCAAGGAAGGTTTCCACCAAAGAATAAAGAATTTAAATTTTCATATACTTCTTGAGAAAAGTAATTGTCTAAAATTTGCATCACAGATCGCCGTCTTTACGATTCTCTGAGTAATGCACATCAAACTCACCACCAGGATAACGAGACTTGAGTTTGTCTACATTCATCTCAATAATCTCTTCGGGAGAAACATCTAGTGCCATACATGCCTGCATGAAATACCACATGATATCACCCAACTCACGCTTCATGTGATAGAAGTTTTCTTCAGTAGCAGGTTTACCTTGGAAGACCATCTTCTTTACGATCTCGGTAAACTCACCCGACTCTGCACACAGACCTACAGCAGCAGTAAGCAGTCGCTCGGTAGGAACACCGTCGTTGGCAAGGTCGTAGATACGGGCGGCAAAATCAGGATAGTTTTTACTTTCTTGCGAGGTGACCTCATTGACGAATTTGGCATACTTAATAAAATCAATCATACTTTAGAGACGCGAATGTTTTGTTAGTTGTGAATCGTTTTACAAGGTCAATCT